ATCACTCATTTTCTTTATACATCTCAAAAAGTATTTTAAGCATTAAGACACCTGCACAGCGATGTAAATGCAAAGAGCGATGATGAGTAGCTTGCCATAGTCTAAATCAAATGCGGTGCCTTCGCCAAACCGCTTCTCAAAGTTATCCCTCATTTAAGAACCTCCAAAATTTATGTAAAATATAAAACCAAACAGAATTTATAGCAGGCTCTATTATTGCAACTGCCCCTGCTTCCCAGATGCCTGCACCTGTTATCAAACTAACAACAGTCATAGCAATTAAGATATGACCGATGAAAAATATGATAGCAAGTGCTAAACTTTCGTCTATTTTGTATTTTACAGCGTTAACTATACCTTGTGTTAATTCAGTCATTTCTCCCTCTATGTAATATATATGTTGAGGAGCTAACCGTGGCTCCTCGCGCGCATATTAAGCTGCGACCCTGCCCAGGTGGCACCATCTGCTCATTTTTCGGAGGGAGCAGAACCTCCTTTTTTTCGTGCTTTTCTCAACTTAGAAAAAAGCAAACTCAATCTATGTTCACGAAGAGCCTTTACTTTGCTTCTTCTTTTTCTAGCAAAAGTAGACCGTGAAATTCTAGTTGCTCGACTCATTATTCGTTGAGTGGTAATTCAGAAAACTCAGTTACAAGATCAATCGCTTCATTAATCGAAGACACAGAAATACGAGTGCTTTTCCAATCACCTTTTGGGTCACGGCCTCCTACTTCTACCATGTAACCATTATCATAACGGTTAATAGTAAGTGAATCATTAACTTCAACTAGTTTATCTTTAATCATCATTGTCTTGGCCCTCCTTATTATGTAAAGAAACTACATTACTGCTTTTAGTAATTATTTTATCAACATCTTTCAATAATGTATCAAATTTATCCTCATCGAAAGACTCTTCTGGAGTAAAATCAATCTCCAAGCCTTCCTCAATACTGATATAATCATCCATACTAATATAAAATCCAGAAGCTCGTAAAAAATGCTCAAAAGCATTTAACACTTCTTCTAAAGAAGCGTCTTCTCCTAATGTAACTTTAACATCATAGGATAGTCGGTCTCCACCAGATGCAATAAATGTAAATCCCTCACTCATGCTCACCTCCAGGGTCATTTTTATCTAAAACTACTTTTTTGCCGTTAATCCACATATGTTGTCTAGCTCTTGGAAAGCTGTGATAGCCGTTATTCTTGAGAAAAAATGTAGGATTTCTTTTAGCAGTTTCAAAAGTAGCAACAGTAATGGCAACTGCTGCAAGTACTACTAAATGAGCAATAGCACTGATACCAAATACCCAAAAACTTCCAACATAAAATGAAAATACAATGCACCACATCCATGCTAAAACTTGAAGCACCATATGTCTTGCATTAGTATCAGGAATATGCTTTAATGGATTGACTTCAGCATCCATAATACCATTCCAACTGTCGTATATAAATTCTCTCATATCAATTACCTTTTCAAATGTTACTTTTGTAGGATAATGTGCATCAGCATTATCTCTAAAATCAATAGCATCATAAAGATCATAAAACTTTTTAATGATCTTCTCTTTGTTAAAGTATGCTGTTACTTTATACATTACTGCCTCTCACAGTGTTTTGGCAGAAGTACGAGGAATCGAACCTCAGTCTACAGTTTTGGAGACTGTCATGTTACCACTACACCATACTCCTATATTGGAGGTCTCGGAAGGATTCGAACCCTCAACCCTCAGATTCGTATTCTGATGCTCTAATCCGTTGAGCTACGAGACCTTTACTTGGTGCCCCCAGCGAGACTCGAACTCGCACGCCATAATCAGCCACGGATTTTAAGTCCGTTATGTCTACCATTCCATCACAGGGGCGTTGTAATCTTAGTACAAAACTCATCTGACGCAGACGCTATCCGCATATAGCGGTGATTCAGGATCATTATAGTATGCTTCCATATCATCATCAAACAACTTCATATCAGTCTGAATCTCCTCCCAATGAGAAACAGCCTCGCGTAACTGAATCGGGTACTGCCATTGATAGTCTGCTGCGCACTTATAAAATTCATCGCGATCCATGTTGTAGTGATCTTGTGCGAACTGTTGTGCTTCCATTACTAATTGTCCAACTTTACCCATTATAAAACCCCTTCTCGTATCAATCCTTTAACTCTGATATATTCTAACAAATCGAACAGCACAAAGCAAAACAAAAATCCCAGTTCTGTCATATACACCCCTAAAAAATATGGAAGTAAAAACAACACTACAAACATCCTAGTTAAATAAGGAGTTACATATTCTTTCGGTATAATGTTTAGGGGCCAAGTCATTTTATCTCCTTACTGCCAATATCTAGCTAGACGTTTATCTATTTCATCTTTGAATATAGCGAGACCTATATCTCCTGCTTCCTCTTTAACAAATCTCTCAGCTATATAGATTAGATTATCTAGTTTTTGTTTATGAAGTTCTCTATCGTACTTACTATGATCTGCTTTGGCCCCCCACCAACCTGCAACCTCTGTGGCTTCTTTCCCTGCTGCAAACCAAGCATCTGGCATAGAAACGATACTAAATTCGTCGTTTACACTTCTAATTGCTGTAGAGGCACTATCTCTTATGTTACATGCAATACCTGCCTGATTCCAAGTGCGCGTTTTATACTTCATTTGCTTAACCTGTCAATTAGTATTAGAGGAATCCAGATAGGAGATATTATGATCAGGAACAAAAATCCTATTGCTCCTAGTCCTTCGTTTTCTTCTTGCTTTCCGCCTGTTGAATTACCAGACGATGCTCTAACCCAGTAAACACCACTACTATGGTTTTTTGGTTTTAATCCTGCTTGTCGCATAAAGTAACTACTCCTTCATCAATCATGTAAGTCTGTAAGTTAAATTCGAGTTTACGTTTAACAAGTGACCAATAGTGCTTTGCCCATGACCCTGGATAAGAACCTTGTATTACTTTATCTACGTTTTTTATTCTTGTTGCATAAAGCTGAAATACAATTTCGTGTTTCACTTTTTTCCCTCTTCTCAAAGTTATAACCTATGATATCAAATATTAAAGCTATTGGCAAGCAGAAAACAAAAAAGGGAACCCGTAAGCTCCCTTAAAATTTGATATGTCAAGACTAAATCACTTGATCTCGATGAGTTTTGGCATTTTCTCTTCTGGAATGATACGTTCTAAATTAATATACAACATACCGTTTTCCATAGTAGCTGAGTTCACAATGATATCATCAGCAAGAGTAAACTTACGACGAAACTTACGTTGTGAAATTCCACGATGTAACCACTCCCACTTTTTAGACTCTTCAATAGTCTCAGGAGTGTGTTCAATAGTTAAAACGCCATCAGCCATTTCCATCTTCAAATCTTCTTTTTTAACACCAGCCAGTGCTATCTCAATTTGAAAATTATTACCGTCTCTAATAATGTTATAGGGTGGAAACGCTGTGGAAGAGGCTTGATGCTCCATATAACGATGCATATCGTTAAAGATTTTATCAAAACCTACAGCAAAAGGTGTGATTCTGTTTAAATCAATAGTAGTTAGATGTGTCATTGCATATCTCCTTATTAAGCAAGAATTAAAGTAAGATTCCCTCTTAGGCAAATCTTACAATCATAATATAACAAAAAAATAGCAAAAGTGCAAGAATTATTTTTTATTATAAAACACTAAGGCCTGATCCATTCATAACGCAATCTATCTAACCCACCTAAGAATGCTTTATCAAGCCAAGGTTTGTGACAAGGGGTAGGAGACGGAATATTTTTTACAGTGTGAACTTTATTTTCTTCATAGAAATCATAGTTTACTAGATGTATGATAGATTCAGTATATTTATGAAACCAGTATGCAGCAATTGTACCTGTAAGAGGTCTATCAATATTCATTTCCCCAGTCATTTGTTTCCAAAACTCTGGCCTCCAAAAGTATGTGTGAGGTAAAAACTCTTTTGGATAGTGAAGATACATAAACGCACCGTCACTATCACCATTTGCACGAATGATATACTTTTCATTACCTGATCCATGAGAATCTCGTTGAAATTTTGGATTTTGTACTTGATTATTGAACCATATATCACATTCTCCCCAACGACGACTAGAATTTAGACGAACTAACACATTACCAAAAGTTTCAATCTCTATTCCCTCTAAATTGATTCCTGAAGCTATGATATAAATATCTCTGTTATTTATGAAATTTATTATGTCTTCAAACGTAGTCATTCCATATTTCCGCAAAAGGTTCATTATCATAACCTAGTAGCCAAGGCCCTCCATCAGTAAAATGAATTGCACTTGGAGAAGGGTCGTCATAATATCCTACAAGATGATTCCACTTTGTTGGTAGTTTTCCTATCTCGTGTTCATCACACCAAGCGAGTTGATGTAGATCAGCAGGATCAAGACCGTTAACTATTTCTGGGATTAAGCCTTTACAGGCTATATGAGAGCAGTTAAACAACATAAGAGAAGACCAGTTCTTTCGTCTGTATGTATGATTAACTTTTCTATTCATCTTAAATCCAGGTTTTGGTTCATAGTTGTGTTGTACTACCATCACCGCTTTAGAGTCGTCTTTTAATGCGAGTAAATTACTAACATCATCTAAAAATATAAAATCACTATCACAGTATAGCGCCCATCCGCTATAACCATTCAACAAAGGAACTAAAAAACGAGTTAATGAAAAAGGAGTGGAGGCTCTATCATCTTCTTCTCTCCAGTAAACTTTAGAATCTCTTAGTTTTTGTTGGTCAAGCGGAGTTACTGTATAAAAAGAAGGGCTATCTGTGTTCCTAAAAATAGAATTAGTGCACGCCTCAAATACTTTAGAATACTTAGGGTCATAGCCAACGTAAATATTCATTTAACGAAACTTCCTCTTACTATAGTCGTCTGATTCTTTAATTCTTTTTCTTAACTTGTGCAGTCCGTGATCGTTATGTTTTACCAACATCAATTGAGGTTTTTGCATCTCCTGTAAAATAGGAGAGTTAGGAGTAGAATCAAACTTTAATGGTCTTTTACTGAATTTTTCCATCACACGTCTCCTTACCTGAACACTCTGCAGGAAAACAGTGACCTTTCATATGATAGTACTCATTATCATAATTAGACTTCCACATTTTTTCGTCTATCATATATTCACACTGTGCTTTTGTCATAGGTTGTTGTAGTGCAAGTTGTCCTATATAGTGGTCTGTCCCAGCACTGTCAGCCCCCCACATAGATATAACTAATATAAAAGCTTTATCCATTACATTCCCTCTGTTAGTTTAGGTGTTTCTACGTCAAAAGTTGTATTTTTTCCAAAGGCTAAAACACAAATTTCATCGTTCTCAATGTGCATTTCTGCAATAGTAAAAGTGCCTGTCTCTGAGTTAGCAAAAATATAGATTGGAACAACACCTCTCATTCCTCCTATTCTAATCTCTCCCAATCCAGCCATTAATGCTATTTCATCAGCTTGTAGTATTAAGCTCAAAAAGCCATCTTTAGGACCACACTGCACAGGCTTACGTCTCCACTCTAGTTCAGCTAGAGCAGAGCTAGATAACAACACTGTGGCTGCTACTGTACCAAGTAGTTTTGTCCATATAGTCATTTAGATCCCAGTGCTTTCTAATGTTAACTAAAATCTCAAATCCTGCTCTACTCAAATGTACACGCTCAATATCACCGTGATTAAGAGAACCCAATTCTCGTAAATCGGAAATGAAGTAGGAGTCAGCTGGAATTTTGTCGATATCATAATTTCTCCGTGCAATAATACAAGGTGATGACTTTAAATAGAGAAGTCATAGTTTAAAAAGTAGTATTGCCCTGTTTTTCTAAAAGTAGTGCTACCTTCAACATCAAACTTCTTCTTAAGATCTTCTTCTGTAATTACTAGGGCAGGACAGTGCTCAGAGTGTAAAACTATTGTCTTGCCATGTATACCATCCCAAGACCACTCTTCTACTCTAAAAGGTATAGAGTCTCGAACACCATAAGCAGCAGATAAAATAGTAGTATCTGGTTCTACGGATAAGTCATCAAACAGCTTATATACTTCAGTCTTCTTCAGCATCTAAATTTAGTACCCAAGTTTTGCTACAATAATAACAGGTTGCCGTAGGCTGTTGCTTCGAAACTCTAATTGTAAAAAGAGGATGACTGTCATCAGGACAAGGAAACGAAGTTTCCGAGTACACCTCAAACTTTTCTTTAGCGTTCCAAAGTTCTGCTTTAGCCTCTTCAGAGGACTCAGAAATGAGATGACCAGCGTTTGTTCGTCTAGGCATTATAATTAGCCCAGTTTTCTACACCACCTTGATGAACATCAAAATCGAACTCAAGTTGTTTGTCTGCAAACATTAAAACAGTTTCTGGTTGTAACACACCACTAGTCCAGTTGTGACAAGCTTTGTCCCTATAGACTTGAGATCGTTCTGAGTAGTCAACTCTGCCAACTAGTTTGTTGTTTTCATAAAATGAAATCCAGTCACCGTTCTGTATCGCTCGTCTCATTCTCACCTCCTCTGTCGCACTCCGTGCGAACGCTGCCCTCCGATTATTATTAATTATAACAAAAAAGCCACCGCATAGCAAGCCTAAAATGTAGGCGCACGGGTGGCGTGACACTAGTAGTGATTTCATCACTCAGTATGCAAACTCAGTGAAAAATATAATGCATAAGAGCAATCGTAGCGGCCAGTGGAGATATTAAAAACAACACTTTTAACCGAGCCGCATAGATCTCTTGGCGTTTTCGCCTGCGCATTGAAACTCCGTTTCTTTTTTTTTCTCTCCTATAAAGTAACATGAATTTGACCAATTGTCAAAAGTTGAATTCTTATATCTAAGAAGTGCTAGATTCTAGAAGAGAGTGTAGTGCGATCACGCGGTTCGCGGGCGAGATATCGTAGACTTGTCCTTGTGGCTCAGATAACGAGATGTGCTTCTTTACCATGCGTTGAAGTTTGCAAGGCTTGCGATAACTAGGACAGGAACAGCGAGCGCCTACGTGATAGACTGCCAGCGGTTCGCTAGACTCGCCCCAAGATGAAACTTCATGACCTTTACGTGTGCGTCGTACTAAATACAACTGCTTCTCCATGATGATAGGTGAGGAGACGTGTTTCTGCCAAGACTCCATTTACGTATAGTAATTTTGAATTGGCGTTGAGATCCGCAGAATGTGCGTCTCCTCAATTTGTTAATTATATATTACCAAAAATCTCCACGCCGTGCAAGTATAAAATTGCCTAAATTTATATTTTGCTAAAAGGCAAAAGGGCGCAACACGAGGTTACGCCCAGTTACTCCTAGAAATCTGGTTGCCCAAGTTTTCTAGATCTGTCATTTTGTTGCGTTGTCTTTCGCCCGAATCTAATTCAGCGGCAAGGCCTCACATGAGGGACAACTTACCTAAATTTTAAAGTATTAAGCTAGCACCTCGCCCGCCGCTTAATCGCTCGTACCATCTCTATACAGGAGACGACAGGTGGATGAAGTCTGTCTACTCGACCGTATAAGCCCCCCCAAACGAGCTAACCGTAATAAGGTTGCAGTCACGAAACGCTATAGACCTTGTTTCTACTGCATCTCCCCCTCGGAGAGCTGGAAAAGCCGTCGCTTCTCCTCCTACACTGTTAAAGTATGCTCAACGTGAACGCTGAGGTCTGTTCAGTTTCCAAATTCCAGTTGCCCTTCATTCTTCGGCTGTTCAGTAACACAACAGTGCAAGTCTATAATTTACTCCGACCTCTCGAAAGATTTGTGACATAGGACACACGCTAGCCTGTCCAGCCTGAGTAAAAGTGTAACCGCCACCAACCTCGCCAGTTACCATGAGGTGCGCAATGCATAGCTCCTCCCCGACTCGTGAATTGCATCTCACGACAAGAATCCACCTGATCAAGCTTTACAGCCAACGGCGCGGAACTGACAGCCGAAACTCTCAGTGCTAACCAAAGTGTGTTCAATCTAGACTTGTTCACACTTTGAGGTAGGTTTTTTAAAGTAGGTTATCCTTACCGAAACTACTCATATAACTGCCTGGTGGCGGTAATTGCTCTTATCTGAACTATCAGACCAGGACTTGCTGGCGGCCAGAACAAAATACGTTCAGCGCCATGAGAGAAAGAGGCTGAGACCGATTCCGTGACTCCGTTGCATCATTAACTGGATTTTAACTTTCACTTTGTTCAAGCGCGCCGAAGCGGAGAACCGAAGCCCAGAGGATGATGCCTCTCTCAATTTCTATAAATATATAATACTAAATTTTTAACGATCTAGCAATCAAAAAATCACAGGCGAGAGTAGTTTCTGTACTAGCGAAGGTTAACTTTTAAGTGCCTAGCTCACTGCCTCATACAGATCGCATCGTTGGCTTGCTTGCTTTCCTTACTCGTAGCACTCGCCCAGAGACTTTAGAAGAGGTTTTTTGTAGAAGGTTATCCTCTCAACTTCTATAAACAGTATATAAAAAATTTAAGCAATAAGCAACAAAAAAATTGATGGGGAGGTATCTCGCGCCTCCCCAGGCATTAAGATTTGAGCACGGTTTGTTAGACGTCTAAACTCAGTCTTGTGGCCTATACGCGGTGACTGTTCTCGTTGTCACATGACGCTGTACCTTTCGTCTGGTACAAGCACGATTGATGTTTTGCTTACAGCTAAGAGCAGGCATTCCTACCGTCGCGAGCTCAGAGTGATGCCGTTAGCTTTCTCACTCAATCAATAGATATATATTATAAAATTTTTAAGGATTGAGCAATGCAAAGTTTATTATAAATTGTAGTTGGACAGTTAATCTTGATAAATTTCTAACACCTCGCGTACTACAGGATGTCGCTCAATATCTGCTGAAGTAAATTCAACATACTTGATATAGTCTGTTGCGCCATGATGCACAAGACGATCCATA